TAGGTGCATGAGCGATATAAATTTAAAAGCAGAGTTAAAAAAAGGATACCTGATGTTCCGTGCTTTCGAGCATGGCATGGAACTTGCCGAGCGGTTGTCTCAGATTGAGGGCGATTGTGTCGAGAAGGAAAAAGTAATCGCTGAGTTTTCGGTTAGAGAGAAAGCCGCTAAAGAAAAGCACGATGCTGAAATTGCAGAATTGGAAAAGCAATTTAAAGCTCACAAGGACCGCCTTGATAAAGAGATCGCGCTTATTGATAAAGAAGCATCCTTGGCAAAAGACACATTTAAGAAGCTTCTTTCCGATCACAATAAAAAAGAGTCGAAGATAGCTGAGAGCATAAAATTACAAGAGGATGCGCTTGTAAAATTAAATGCCGATGTTTCTTTGCTTGTTTTTGAGAAAAACAGAATCGTTTCCGAGATCGAAGAAGCCAAATCCAAATTTAGAAGCATGTTATAGGAGTTTTAAAATGCCAAAATCAACAGCAACGTGTAATTCAATTGTAAACCTTATGTATAGCGCAACAGATTGGGCGAACGTGGCGGACGATGCTGCAGTCTCCCCACTAACAAACGTCTATGTGGCCCTCCATACGTCTGACCTTACGGCTGGTACAAACTCGCAAGCGCAAAACGAGACAGCCTATACCAACTACGCAAGACAAGCTGTCGCCCGTTCTACGGGTTGGGATGCCGCTTCTGGCGGTGCTACTGCCAACGATGCGACCATATCCTTTCCGCAATGCGGAGTGACGGGTGCGACCTTGACGCACGTTTCCACGGGTGTTGCTTCTTCGGGTGCTACGGCTGTATGGCATTATGGCGCACTTAACTCATCTCTTGCGGTGTCCTCTGGTATCACGCCACAGTTTGCTGCGGGTGCTTTGACAGTGACGGAGGCTTAATGCCTGACTTACGTTCACCACTTGAGAAGAAACTCGATGAAACAATAGGGCTCCCGCTTTACTATTGTTCCGAGTGCCTTCGTGCGGTGAAGGTTACGGAAGGCAATCCACCTATAACGGAACGCCCATGCACTGACTGTAAGGATGCCCAAATAATCGCACCGCGCAAGGCTATAGCGGCAGGTGAGGGCGGAATGAATGTGAAAGACAAAGTTAAGTTGTCCTACTGGCAATTGGCCGCATTGCTTACTGGTAGGTGCGTGTAATGGCAGGGTTTCCTAATGTTGCGTCTTACGCAAACGCTGATGATGCGGGCCAAACATGGTTCACGCAGTTTAGAAAAGCCGTGACTTCCACGGCCACCATTACCAGCAGTTATGTGGACTACACATATTTTGCAGGTTCACCGCTTGCAAACTTTTACGCTTCTACACCTTTGGAAGCTGCTTATGTCGATGAAACAAGGGGGATTCGTATTCCAGATGTTTCTCCAGCGCGGCAATATCTAAAAACTGTAAATGTTATGAGTGCCGCCGCTAGTGCTACATCTACAACAAACCGACAACAACAAACGAGCCTATGTGATTACCTGATGTATTATCCGTTTATAGATACGGACAGCACCGATCAACAGGATATGGTACAAACGGTTTCTATTCCTCGTTACACAGGAGGACGGGTTATTGCTATAGCGCAATCCGCATCATCAGCCATCGGTCAATTTACCATGACGTACACAAATCAAGATGGGGTAGGTGGTAGGGTAAGTCCTAACTGTTTCACACAGATTGTAGCAGGTGGTGGACAATCTCTCATGGCCAATATTTCAGGCGGCGGATTCAATCCTTATGTACCTTTGCAGGCTGGCGATAGTGGTGTTCAATCAATCGAAAGTGTGACGTTTACTGCGGTTGGTGGCGGCCTTATGGTTTTAGTTATTGTTAAACCCCTCTTAACGTTTTTCGTTTCAGAAGAATGTCGTAGGGAAACATCTGGCGGATTAAATAGTTTTGGTTCAGCCACAGAATACAACAGCGTTATTATGGGCAAGTCACCCGAAATAAAAAATGGGGCAATACTTGGTTTGATTACAAAATGCCAAGGCGGCTCCCTCGCTTCGTCAACCCTCGTTGGCTATATAGAAACAGTTTGGAATTAGGAGAATAAAATGGGATTCACAAGTCAGGACGACCTTATCAATCAAATAACCGTAAACGCAAAAACAGATAGCGTTTTTTATTCAAAGACACTTCCTGCGGCTGGTACGGCTGGCACGTGGACTGACTTGGGCGATGCGGCAGGGATTCCAGTTGCCAATACATACGGCGCATCCGACCTGACATTTACGGACATGACGGAAACTTTTTCCGAAGGTGCTTTGTATCACGGCGGAGACGTTGACCCAGCGACAAAACATTTTTTAAATGCTGGCGTTTCTGCTGTGGCGGCTGCGGGTGCGCCTTGGTATTTAATGTGTATTGATACTGTCGGCTATGTAAAGCTATCGGGCACGAACGTATCAACAAACGGAACAAAGACCGTGACAATGACTGCCCTCGGTGGCGGTGCGCGATACCCGAACGGCGAAGGGCTTCGCATGTTCATGTCCGCACAGGGCGCGGCACTAGGCGCGAACGCCCCGACATGCATCGTAAACTATCTCGATACAGGCGGCGGTGCAGGAGCGACCACAACCTTTACATCAACCGCATCGGCTACACGCGGAAGTATCATCAACACAGGCGCGGCGGCAAACAAATACAATCCGTTCTTGCCGCTTGCCGCAGGCGATACGGGCGTAAGCGATATTGTGAGCGTGGTATGGTCTGGTACGGCTCACGCATCTGGCACAGTTATTTTGAAGCTGGTTAAACCGCTTTGGACGCTTCCAATTCCTGCCACTGGTATTTACACAAAAGCTGATTTTGTTAATGCGATACCATCTATGCGTAAAATTCCTGATGGCGCGTGCTTGCAATTTATCTTATTCCAAACGGGCGCGACAACTTCGGGCGGTACAGTGATTGCTGATTTTGATTACGCGTATGGTGGATAATGCTACTGCAAAACGGGTATAGTGCGTCATTTGGTTCTTTGCGTTTCTTTGGCGCAGGGACGATCAACGGCGCATATCCAAACATAGCGCAAAACATTGGATATTTAACAGGACAGCAACGCAACATCTTTATGGGTGATGCTGATATTGACCCGAAATCTTCTATCCCTGACGGAACTAGACACCCCGTTGCGTGGCAAATGCCCCAAAAAGCAGGCGGGTTATCATGCCGCAATAACGTATATGGATCGGGCACTTTAGTAGCCTCTGCCCTTGCGGTCAAACTTGCTGAAGCGGATTTGACAGGAACAGGTGAACTTGATGCCATAGGTGGTTTGGTCGTTCAACTATTGGCAGACCTTATAGGCTCTGGAGAAATATCGGACGCTGACTTAAAGGCGTTCTTACAAGCTGTCGCAAGCCTTACAGGTAGTGGTGTGGCCGCTGGTACGAGAACGGGCATAGGTGCGCTTATATCCGCCCTTACGGGGGATGGTACGGCGGAAACCAGTACAGCCACGGGGACGGGTGAACTTGATGCGGATTTGGTTGTAACTGGTACTGGCCTAACGACTGGCAACGTGGGGGCGGCGGTATGGGCTGCTTTGGCGGCGGCAAACAATGTTACGGGTACAATGGGCGAGAAGCTTAATGATGCTGGTAGCGGATCTAACCCTTGGACGGAGGTTATCGAAAGCGGATTCACAGCGGCGGAGATTTTACGCATACTGGCGGCTGTTCTCGCTGGTAAAGTTTCGGGTGCTGGATTAGGCACGGAGACTTTTGTCGGAATAGATGGTACAACTGATCGTGTGGTCAGCACGGTTGATAGCAACGGAAACAGGACTTCGGTGACGCTCGATGGGTCTTAATCATTTTAAAGCGACGCATTTTAGGGCTAAGCATTTTATTACTATTCATGGTATAATTGATATTATCGGAAACGGAATTTCGTTCCTACTTCGTAGAAGGCGTAGAGCATAATGGCCCCAAAAGATCCCACCACAGAATATATCACGAAGCTCGGCCAGATGAAGGGCGGACGCAATAACTATGACTCTTACTGGCAAGAGGTAGCCGACTTTACGCTTCCCAAGCGCGACTTCAATACGACACGCGAGCCGGGTACGCGCCGCATGAGCAATTTATACGACTCGACCGCCATCCACGCCACGGAGCAACTGGCTTCGGGCTTGCACGGTATGTTGACCCCGCCTTCGTCCAAATGGTTTTTCCTTCGTTCGGGTGTGTCAGGCAAAGGGGATGAGGCACGTGCATGGCTTGATGGTGCGACTGAGTACCTGTCTGCTGTGTTTTCATCCCCTGAGTCCTCTTTCGCCACGAGCGTATTCGAGGCTTACCTTGACCTTGTGGCGTTCGGCAATGCGGCCATGGCGGTTGTGGTTTCCAACGGCAAGATCAATTTCATTACGAAACGTCTCCGCAACTGCTGGATAGCAGAGAACGATGATGGGGAAGTGGATACCATCTATATCTGCGAGAAAATGACTCCATCGAACATCATCCGCAAGTTCGGTATTGAGAATGTAAGCGACAAGGTTGTGAAGGCTTATGACGGCAATCAGGACGTTAAATTCGAGGTTCTGCACGTTATCGAGCCACGCAAAGAGAACAAAGGTCGCGGAGCGGCAAAGAATTTGAAGCCGTTCAAGTCCTGCTTTATCGACCTTGATAACAAAAAGATTATGGCCGAAGAAGGCTTTGACGACTTCCCGTTCCTGTACCCGCGCATGAGCAAGCGTTCGGGCGAGACTTACGGTTACGGCCCCGGCATGAACGCGCTGGCCGAAGTGAAAGAGCTTAACAAGATCGCGGAGATTATGACCCGCGCCGCTTCCAAGAACATCGACCCGCCGCTTCTGGCACCTGCCGAGGGGCTTATCCTGCCGCTTCGCCTTGACCCTGCTGGTATCAATTTCTACAACCCTGACCTTGGCGAGCCTAAATTCTGGCAGAACGGTTTCCAGCCGAATTACTTCGAGTCCGTGCTTGAGTACAAACGCGCCCTTGTGAACAAAATGTATTATGTGGACTGGATGAACCTGCCACAGATCGACAGACAGACAACCGTGGAAGTTATGCAACGCGCCCAAGAAGGCCAGCGCATGATGAGTCCGATGCTATCGCGCCTGCACTCCGAGTTTTTGTCGAAGCTTATCCGCCGCGTTCTTTACTTGGCACTAGACAATAACTTCATCCCGCGCCCGCCTGTAGAGCTACAGGGAGCCGAGGTGTCTATAGAGTACACGTCCCCCATGTCTATCGCACAACGTGCCACGTCCTCTCAGTCCGTATTGCAGGGGCTTACCGTTGCGGCTCAGTTGGCACAGTTTGACCAGACTATCGTTATGCGTGTTAATGGTGACGCTATCTTAAAAGATCAGGTACTCAATACCTACGCATGGCCTATCGGTTATATCAGGACTGATGAAGAGATGGCTGAGATGCAGGCCGCACAAGCCGAGCAGCAAGCCGCAGCGCAGCAAGCCGCCGAGGTCGAGTCCTATTCCAAATCAGCTAAGAACGTAGCTGGAGCTATGGGAGACTTGCAGGGTGTCTAAGAAAAAAGTTACGCCTATCGACTATATCAAGCTTTATCAGGAAGTTTTCGGCACCAAGCAAGGCGAGATGGTGCTGATGGACATTTGTGAGAGAGCGCGGGTTTTAAAGCCCTTCCCCATGCGCGGTGAGTTGGCACTGGATCTGTCGTTTTGTGAAGGTCAAAGACAGCTTGCCTTGGATATTCTTTTAAAAGTAAACTACGATCTTAATAAATTACTAGAACAACGTGAACAAAATCAAATAGAGGTGAGCAATGAGTGATATATCCGTCGATACCCCCGCGCCCGTAGTGGACGCACCCGCACCTGTAGCGGCCCCAGCTCCCGTAGCAGAGCCATCCCCACGCGAGAAGTTCTTAGGCTCCCTGCCTGAGATGTATCGCGCCGATCCTGCGTTTGGAAATTTCAATAGCTTGGAAGATATGGCGAAGTCCTATTCCAATGCCGCTAGAATGGTTGGTATGGACAAAAACCAGATTGTTGCGTTGCCGAAAGAGGACACGCCCGAAGCGATGGCCCCGATTTGGGACAAGCTTGGTCGCCCTTCCGAGGTTAAAGGCTACGAGATCGAGCAATTCAAAGAGACGTTGCCGCCTGAGATGCTTGGCAAATATGCCGAGATCGCCCACAAGAACGGCATTAGCAAGGCTGGCTTCAATTCCATTATTGCCGAGTTTGTGAACGAGTCCAAGACAGCGCAGACCGCCGCTCAGGAGCAAGAGGCTTTGCAGGTTGGCGAGTGGCAGAACGAAGTCAAGAAAGAATACGGCGCGGCCTACGAGCAAAAGATCGCCTTCGCTCAAAAAGCAGTTGAGAATTTCGGCCTGACCGAGATTGTCAGCGCAAACCCGTCTTTCTTCGAGCATCCAGCGCTTATCAAGGCACTTGTGACCATTGGCGAGAAAACATCCGAAGGGTTGGTATTGGGCAACGGTGACGTTTCCCATGGCAAGCTGGCCCCGAACGAGGCCAAGATGGAGATTGCGCGGTTTAACTCTGACCCTGCCATCATAAAAATCCTGATGGATAAGACACACCCGCAGCATGGATTTATGACCAAAAAACGCGCCGACTTATTCAAGTACGCTTATCCAGAATAATTCGCGTTGACTTGTAATATTAGGTTATGGCATATTTAATGGGCGTTGAGGACAACTTGGCATAAGCCAAACCCTATGCGCCAAAAACTACTATTCGGAATCCAGTCTAGTTGGGACAACCCGCCACGCGGACCCCTTTCATCCTAGAAGGACAATTCTGAGAACAAAGTATCGTGATTAGCATGGTGCTAATCATTGTTTTCATTTGTCTTTTAGGAGAAAAAAGATGTCTTTTACGAACCCCCCAACCTCTTTTGTACAAGAGTATGCCTCTACAGTACAAATGATGGCACAACAAACGGCCAGCAAATTGCGTAATGCAGTTATGGTCGAAAATCCTGTCGGCGAACGCCACTACTTCGAGCTTTACAACACCAACGGCGACATGAACCAAGTTACGACTCGTTTCGAAGATATTCAACCTTCGGACACGCTGTTTGAACGTCGCGCCGTTGACCTTCTGGACTACGATTTCAGCCAGTTCGTTGACTCGTTCGACAAACTGAAAATGCTGATCGATCCGACTTCTTCGATCATCCAAGCCCAAACCGCTCAGTACAACCGTAAGATCGACGATGTTATTATCGCTGGCCTTTACACGGATATGAAAACGGGCAAAACGGGTTCTACGACTTCTGCTCTGACGAACACGGTTGCTATCAACTCTTGGGCATACGGCACGGGTACGGGTAACTCCAACCTGACGATTTCCAAGATCATCGAAGCAATGTCGCAATTCGACGCGGCTGATGTTGACATGAATGATCGCTACTTGGTCATGGACCCTGTAAACCACGCGAAACTTTTGGCGACTGCCGAAGCTACAAGCTCCGACTTCATTACATCCCGCTCTCTTGAGACGGGCGAAGTCGATGGCTTGTGCAACTTCAAGTTCATCAAATCCACGCGCCTTCCTACCGATGGCTCTGGATACCGCCGTTGCTTTGCATGGCAGAAAACAGGTATGGGTCTTGCTATTGCTAAAGAGCCTTCTGTCGATGTTACGCAGCGCAAAGACAAACGTGGTCAACCTTGGCAGGCATACCTTGCAACTTCTCTGGCTGCTACCCGCCTTGAGAACAGCAAGGTTACCGAAATCAAGTGCTTGGCTACATAATCACTTTAACAATAGGAGACTAAAACTATGGCTACTTTTTACGCAACTACGGCAACGGATGTATTCAATACGAATCCTCCAGTTAAAGCCTCTCCTGCCGCGCACGGTGGTATTGTTCGTTGTTTGACGGACAGCATTACCTACGCATCGCAAGCATCCGGCTCTACGCTTGTTTTCGGCGGCGGTTATCTTCCAGTCGGCGCACGCGTTCTTTACGGTACGCTTACAACGTCTGTAACAACTGGTTCCGCTACGGTATCTGTTGGTATCTCTGGTTCGACAGCAAAGTACAAAGCCCTCGCCGCGTACACGACTGCTGATGTTCCTTTGGTGTTTGGCGTTACCGCCGGACTCAACACGGCACTTACGGCACAAGAGCAAATTATCGTGACTACGGGCGGCGCATCGCTTCCCGGTTCCGGTACGCTCACTTTGTCCTTGTTCTATGTGGTTGACTAAACCGCTCACCTCGGTTTAATCGAAAGCGCAACCTGCTTAGTGGTTGGGTCGGCTAGCTATAGCCCCACTTTTTTCATGGAGGCTAGGCTTGTCTATCAGCGAAGTAGAGATTTGTAACTTAGCCATTGCCAAGGTCGGCTCTGACTCTTTCATTACGTCATTGGCCGATCCAGATATAAAAACAGCGCGGCTTTGCTCGATATTTTACGGGCCGATTAGAGACAGCCTTTTGCGCTCCCACCTTTGGCGTTTTGCGAGAAAGCAATACCAGCTTGCCCCGCTTGTCGAAGAGCCATTGTTTGACGATGGTAATTATTTCCAGATGCCCACGGACTGCCTTCGCGTTGTCGTTCCAAATGACGAGTATTTTGAAACTTATGGCCGATGGAGCGTAGAGGGTAACAAGATATTAGCTGATACTGATTTGCTCAATATAGTTGGTATTGCGAAGATAACGGACACGAGCTATTTCGACCCCATCTTTACGGAAGCATTGGCGACAAGAATAGCGCATGAGTTGGCTATGCCGTTGGCGCAGTCCGCAGAATTGAAGCAGGTCTTGAAGGATGATATGCGTGAGCTTACCATCCGTGCCGCCCACGTTGGCGCAACGGAGCAGGACAGCCAGAAATTCATTTCAGAGGTTCTGATACAGGCGCATAGATAATGGGTCAGAATATTGAAGTAATTCAATCGGTGTTTAACAGAGGGGAGCTTTCCCCTCGTATCATAGGTCGCCTTGACCTTGACGCATATTACAATGCTCTAAAGTATTCCGAGAATTTCATCCCGTTCCCGCAAGGCGCGATTACAAAGCGCAACGGAACGTATTATGTCGCAACTGTCAAAGACAGCGCGGATGTTACGCGTTTGATACCTTTCCGCTTCTCGACGGTCCAAAACTATATCATCGAGGTTGGCGACCTGTATTTCCGCTTCTACCGCAACCGTGGGCAGGTCGAGTCCAGCCCCGGCGTTCCGTATGAGCTTGTGACCCCGTGGCCTTCTAGCGTGTTGCGTGAGCTTAAATTCGTGCAGTCCTTTGACCGCCTGTATGTTTTCCACAAGGACTATCAAACCCGCGTTATCACGCGCACGTCCGATACGGCGTGGACCATAGACTTGCTGACATTTATCGACGGGCCTTTCCTGCCCATTAACAGCACAACGACAACGATTACTCCCTCGGTCACGACTGGAAGCGGGACGCTCACGGCTTCCGCTTCCCTTTTCGTGGCAGGAGACGTTGGCAGACAGGTCCGCATTAAGAACGGCGCGACCTACGGATGGGCGACCATTACGGCATATACAAGCCCAACCGTTGTAAACATGACTGTGGGCGGAACCTTCGCCGCGACTTCCGCAAACGCAACATGGGCCTTGGGCTATTTCGGCGGATCGCTCGGATGGCCTTCTGTCGGCACGATCTACGAGCAACGCATGATAATGGCGGCTACGGCAAGCTACCCCGCAACCGTCTTTGCGACCATCTCAGGCGGCTTTGGCACTTCGGCCACGTTCTCGCCCTCGCAATTGAGCGGCACCGTCACGGACTCCGATGGCTTCGTTTACACGATTGGCGATGACCAAGTGAACCAGATCGAATGGCTTTCCTCTGGCAAGACGCTTCTCATCGGAACATCGGGCGCAGAACACTCCATGACGGGCGGCACAAGCTCTAACTACGCGCCTGTAACCCCGACAAACGTGACCATCAAGCGCGAGTCCAAGATAGGCTCTCGCAATGACGTTCGCGCCCATAGGGTAGGCAACGCGGTTTTGTATGCGTCCAAATCTGGCTTAAAAACGAGAGAACTAAACTATGACTTCGGGATTGATAGCTATGTCAGCCGCGACGTTACCATTTTTAATAACCACATCACCAAGTCGGGCATCCTTGACTGCGACTTCCAAGACGAGCCAGACCCGACCCTTTGGTGTGTGAGAACCGATGGCAAGCTTATCGGCTTTACCTACGAGCGTGAGCAAGAGGTCGAAGGATGGCATAGGCACTCGCTCGGCGGCACTGACACGGCGGTTAAGGCGGTGGCCTGCATCGCCAAGCCTGACACCAACGGGGATGACGTATGGCTTATTGTTTCGCGCACGATCAATGGCGCAACGGTCCAGACCATCGAGTACATCTATGACTATTTCGAGCCTGATGAGGGTAACGATCCGGCGGCGGGAAAAGAGTCCGCGTACTTCGTGGATTGCGGCCTGACCTATGATGGGCATTTAGCCGCAACGCTTACCCCGTCCGCCGTGACAGGCACGGGCATTACGTTCACGGCAGGCTCCTCCGTCTTTACGGCAGGCATGGTGGGCGATCAGATAAGATACGGCACATCCCGCGCCCTTATAACAGGCTATTCTAGCGGAACAGTGGTTACGGCCACGATCACGGTTGACTTCCCTAGCACGTCCGCTATCCCCTCTGGAGACTGGAGCGTTGCCACGAAGGACGTGACTGGCATGAGCCATCTGGAAGGCGAAGAAATCACGGTTTGCGCTGATGGTTATTATGCGGGCGACTTCACCGTTTCATCGGGCGGCTTCTCTATCACGGACTTTGCGAGCAAAATCCACGCTGGTTTTGCCTACACATCCGAGCTTCAAACCCTACCCGTCGAGGTCAAGCAATTCGGCACCATCGCAGGCCGTATCCGCCGCGCTCACAAGCTATTTATTTACCTGACCAACACCATCGGCATCATTCTTGGTAATGCGGTTGACTCGGCCCTAGAGGTTGTCCCGTTCGGCGGTGGATCTGAGAATTTGAACGAAGGCCCGGCACTCTTTACAGGCGTTCTTGAAAGAGAGCCGCCACTTGGATATGATAAAGAGGGTGTGCTTAAAATCTCTCACCCATATCCCACTAACATTACGGTAAATTATATTGCCCAAAAACTCTCGATTAACGGTTAAGCCGCTCAGTGTTTGGAATCTCGCCAAGCTCAAGCCGCATCCCGTTCAGGCGAGTGAATTAGGTGGTATGAAGGAAATATTTAAGAAGGGTGTGCCGCCCCATCAAGCAATGTTTTACGAAGGCACAAAGTCTATTCTAGCGGCGGGGTTTATCGACATAGGCGGGGGGCAATTTTACCAGTGGTCGCTTTTCGGCGAAGGTATCAAAAGACACCATCTAAGATTTGTGATAAAATACTGTCGTGATTATTTAAATATGTTGGAATACAAGTCACTCCACCATATAATACGAAAAGACTTGGATTGGACAAAACATATGATGAAGGCTCTTGGTTATAGATACGTTCGGGACGAAGATGAATTTACGGAACATTGGATAAGGGTTAAGTAATGCCAGCAGCACTACCAGTTTTACCCTACATATCGGCTGGACTAGCGGTTGTGCAAGGTATCCAAGGATTCCAGCAAAACAACGCTATGGCGAAGTCGGTTTCACAGCAAGCCGCCGCCAATATCCAGAACGAGAAAAACACGACTGCCATTAAGAAAAGCCAATTGCTTCGCCAGCAAGAGATCGAGCGCGGAAAGGCTACCGTAGCGGCGGCAGGGTCGGGCGCGACCATCGGTTCGTTTGATACGCTGTTCGATGATAACAGTTCGCAAGGGCTTATAGATCAGGCGTTGCTCGAATATGACAGCAAGCTCACGCAAGAGAACATCCGCTACAACGCGGCAGTCGAGAAGCAGGGTTACAAGTCCGCCGCCACGTCCTCGCTTATTAAGGGTGTATCGAGCGCAGGCGCAGGGCTATATTCTAGCGGTTCGTTAGGTAGCTCAGGTACGGCAACGGGCGCAACGGGTTTCAATGGCACGTTCAAACCAGCGTCCTACGGTCCGCAAAACAAAATAAATTGGAGCTAGTATGAGAATACCTCGGTATGAAAATCAGGTAAACACTCCGAACGCGCCGCAGTTTAACAACACGGCAGATTTGCGAAACGATAGTTTGTCGTCCATAGCCGATGGTGTCGAGCAGGTTTACAAGGTCAAACTTAAAGAAGATGAAGAAGCCAAAAAGACCGCTTTTCTTCAGGCCGACACAAGCATTAAAATGGCTATGGATCAGGCCATGTTTGACATTAAAAGCAAACTTCAAAACGGCGGTTCATACGCCAACGCAGAAGCCGAGTATCAGAAAGCGCACGACACAGCTATCAAGCAATTCGGATCGGCATTTGATGCGGATAAAAGCGGCAACGTAAGATTGCGCTCAATGGCGGAATATCAGTCCGCTGGATTGGATAATATTTTAAAGATCAGGGATGCTGTTTCAACCCGCAGAAGAAGCGATGCGAGAAGCTCTATCAATCTTCGGGCCGAGCAACTTGCCGAACAATACATTGGTAAAACAGAAGAAGAAAAAGCGGCCATACGCCAACAATTAGTTGGCTCTCTTGCTGGCGGCGCAGCGGTAGGGCTATACACTGGCGCAGAAGGAAAGCAAAAAGCCAAAGGGCAAATTCAGAAAATGGACGCTATGGATTTGAAACTCACCATGCAGAACGACGCGCTGGCGGGTAAATCTTCTTTGGCTGAAATTGAATCACGCTACAAAGAAGGTCGGATAGATGCCGATACATACATTAGCTATCGCGGCATGGCGATCAAGCAAGACAAAGTAAATGTTGTTGATATGAGCGTGGAAGAAACAAAGAAATTTGTTGATACCGCAAAGAGAGCGGCTCGCGGTGAATTAACACCGGAAGATTATGCCGACAAAGAAAATCCTATTATAAAAGCAGAGATGGAAAACTACGCCCCTTACGATCCATCCGAAATCGGAAATGTAAGGATGGACCTTGATTCAAAGTTGGATGCGCTAGAGGGTATGACTGTCAAAAAATCCACCACTGGAAATTACAAGGTTCCAGATTGGGCAAAAACAAACGAGGGCGTTACCAAGGCGGTTTCCCAAATACGTCAATTTCAGGATGAAGTTATTGAAGCCAAGGCCCGTGGCGCGTTTACTGGTAATTCTAAAAACACATACCTGACCATGATTAAGAAAACCAATCAGATTTTAGGTGATATGAAACTTGCTATCGAGGAACCTGAAACCACATGGTCCGAGCGTTTAAAGTTCGGCGTACAGCAACCAGAAATTTATGTTGCCGACATTGCGAACAACATGACCAAAGATATTCCATTACAGGGCATCCGTGATTGGGAAACGAAAACAGAGTTTCGTGACTCCGTTATGGAGAAGCTTGGCGATTGGAAAAGCTCAGGCGATAGAGATAAAGACGAAGCCGCTATTAACGCCGTGGCTAAGACCGTGGCGCGTCAAATGGTCGAAGATGGGTTCCCACACTTGCGCGGCTCTGCACTTCTTAAAGAAGCTGACAGGATGGTTGGCGATGGCGTGGATATTAAAATCACCCCTGACAGAAAAGTTAAAATCAAAGACATTGACTCTGAATTAAAAGCCATTGATGAAGGTTTTATTTATATCCATGATCTTCGAGAATTAATTTTTGGCAGTATTAATTGTTGCCTGTTTGATATATCAAGAGTTTTAGAGGGAGGTTTTGAAATGTCTAACCTTCATTACTCAGAACCTTCCTCTGCTGAAAGTGCATTACAAGTAATCGGTGATATAGTTTTAGCTGCTTCTTCACAGCAGTTTGGGGGATTTACCATTCCAGAGATAGATAAGGTTCTTATCAAATATTGTAAAAAAACTTTAAACAAACAAACACAATTGGCAAAAGAAGAAGGTGTTCCTGATGATAATATTTGTAATGTTGTTTGGAAACGCTTGGAGCGTGAGTTAGATCAAGGATTGCAATCACTTGAAATGAAATTAAACAGTGTTCCTAGTTCACGAGGAGATTTTGCTTTTACTACACTATCTTTTGGTTGTGTTGAGGATTCTGACGATTCTGAAATCCAACGTTTAATTTGTCATAAAATACTAGATACTAGGATGTTTGGTCAGAAAGATAAAGCCCCTGTTGTATTCCCTAAATTAGTTTATCTGTATTCAGAAGAGCAACATAAAACACCCGATCAGCAAGAACTTTTTGACCACGTTGTGAAATGTTGTAGTGTTGCAATGTACCCTGACGTGCTGTCTCTTGATAATGGAGAGGTAGGAAGGTTATATAAAGAAACAGGAAAAGTTGTAAGTCCGATGGGCGAAGAATTACAAGTCGCGTAACTACCCATCTAAAACCTATCTAAAAAGGGGAACTCTCTGAAATGAGACAATCCTTTACGAAGCCTTTGAATTAAGGTGTGTCAAACGACTAAGTGACGATGAGTGTAGTCCTGTAAGGCATAAGCAAATGATGTCTGAAACGATAGGCCATAGCGATATGGAAGATATAGTCTGATCTGCATGGTGACATGCAGCGGTGCAGGTAAAGCTGCGGGATAGTCCTTGCGAAACTATCTGAACATAAATGTGTCGCGCATATTTGAGTGATTTTGTAGATAAAAGTTCAGGTGAACATATCTTCACATCAAGAGCAAATATTGGAGCTTGTGCTCTAAACTTACCTATGATTTGGAAGAAATCGGAAGGTGTTGATTTCTACAAAGATTTAGATTACTATTTGGAAATGATCCGCCAGTTCTTGATTAAACGTTATGATTATGTTGCAAACCAACCTTGTAGCACAAATCCATTAGCATTTACACAGGGTGGGTTATATCGTGGGGTTAAGAAAGAAACAGACAAGATTGGATATGATATTGTAGAATCTTTTACTGCTTCTTTTGGTATCACCGCACTAAATGAATTGAATGTGTTGATGGAAGGGAAACAACTCCATGAATCTGATAAAAAAGTAGTCAACGAAGTTGTAGACTATATTAATGAAAAAGTAAAACAGTTTAAAAACGAAGATGGATTCTTATATGCCTTGTATGGAGTTCCAGCCGAATCCCTAGGAGGGACACAAGTTCAACAATTCAAAGCTATGTTTGGCAATGCTATGAATAAACTCTTTACCTTTCTTAGATGAATAACTTAAATTATTCTTAGCTAACATATAAGCAAGGTTAGTTAACCCGATACCAATAGATCTGCGCATGTTAGCAGTATAAGCAATAGATTCAAGAGGATATTTCATTTCTGAAATTGTCTTATCTGTTAACTTAACACCATAGTAATAAATCTTTTCAATATCTTCTTCTGTGTCCTCAGTGTTTAAAACATAAGCACCTAGATTACACATAGCACATTCACCTGAATAATCAGAGGCTTGGTAGAGTTTTCCACTGTTTTCATAGCCTTTTGTAGGTAAACATATTTCTAGGCATAAATTACTTGAGTAGACTGTATCTTTAAATGGTGTTTGTTTATTAGCTGTATCCACCCACCAAGGATAAATACGTCCAGTTTCTTGTCGATTAACCATAAAAGATTTAGCAATGTCTAAAGCCTTAACATTCTGCTTAGGAATAGAATTATCTTCTAAAACACGGTTGTATTCAACTTCAAACTCATCTGTCTTTGAACTGAAAAACAATTCATAAAGTTTGGGTGCATAGTAACGAGAAACCAGCATCCAAGGTTCTTGTTTAGCAACTTTCTCCCAGAAGAACGAATTACACTGAAAACCATAATCAATCAAATTAATGCGTTTATCTAATGGTGTTTTAACATTCTTTAATTTCAAGAGTGTTTCAACTTCAGGGTCAAGGCAAGGATAAAACATTGTCATTGCACCACCACGACCAAGCTGCTTAGAACTGCGAACTGAGGTATCAAACATCCGGTAATAAGGTAATTTACCTGTGTGTTCTACACGTCCATTAGCTACAGGATCACCAGCAGAACGAGTATCAACATAACCACCAATACCTGCTTGTGCTGTTGTCATTGTATAAGCAATATTCTGTGCTGCTTCAATAGAATCTGCTGAATCATCACTTTTTAAAACTGCACAAGAAGCATAAGATTTAAAAGGTGTTCTCCAAGCATTAGCAATCGGTGTTGGCATATTATATTTCAAATCTGAAAGATAATTATACCACTCAATGACCTTTTCTACTTTGTTATCTGTATCGTCCTTCATTGTCATCATTGCAACACCCATAAACATAAATTGAGGTGTTTCAAAGATTTGTTTTGTTACTTTGTTTTTAATTAAGTATTTATCAATAGTCTGACGAACTGTTGTATAACTATAGGTTAAATCTTTGTTGTGGTTGATAGCTTTGTTTAGAATATCCAGTTCATCATCAGAATATCCCATATCTTCCCACAGATTATCTTTAACCATTTGTTTATAGAAAGTTTTTAAATCTGGGATACCGAACTTACCAAACACATCTTTATACAACTGACCAACTAACAAACGTGCAGCCATTTTAACTTTGTTGAAATCTAGTGTATCTGTGCAAGTATCAATCAATGCTTTGTGGAAATCTTTTGTTGTTACACCGTTAGGACAACGAACAAGTGCTTTATCTAAAATCTCTTGCCAATTAACTTCATTGTTTGCAGCCCACTCTGCCCATTTTTCAAGTTTAGAACGATCAAAAGGAACTTTCTCACCAGAACGTTTAATAATAAAATCTGTCAACCTCAGCTCCTTTATAATTTGCCATACTCTTTAATAATCTCTTCCATATCAAAATCATTAAATTCTGAAACTTCATATTTATCTGACTTTTTATTCTTTTTATTTTTCTTCTTAGTTTCTACATCATATAGAATAACAATAATTATTATCTGCATTATAATTTAAAGGAGTTATAAATGATTCAAGAAGACACTCAATTCTCAGTAACAGAATCTTATTTGAAAAGTATCGGTGTTGATACATCAAGCAAATCTAATATTCGTCAAGCTCTTTATCTAATGGGTGGTGATTACAATAATATTTCTGTTAGCCATAATGCTTATGTTCGTGTAGCAGATCGCCCTTATATGGTTTTTGAAGATACACTATATGTTGCTAAACGCCGTGACAATTCTTTGATTAAAAACTTCTGTAAATCAGGCCAAACATTGAATGTTAAACTTGCAGATGTTCCTGCTCATAAAGAAATTAAACTTGTAACAGACCTTCCTTACCAAGAAAACTATGCAGAAGCTTCTAAATTAAAAGCACAAGTTAAAGAATATATGATTAAACATAAACATAAAGGTAAGAAGTTTCAGAAGAGTCATAAATCATTAAAGTCTTAGAATTTTATAGAATAATCTTGTAGATTAATATAACTAAAAGTTATTGGACAGGATGTTGAATTAATGTTAAACTAACTGTCCACTTATAAAAGGAGAATATCTTGGCTTCACCCAATACGAAGAGAGATAAGTCAAAAGAATACTCGGATTTATATAACACACCAGATGTAGCTCTTGACAAATTAATGGATTTTGCTGATCTGAATAAGTATCAAAATATTTTAGAACCTTGTAATGGAATCGGAAAGATTTCTAATTATTTAAAGAACTTAGGATACCATATTTATACCAATGAACTGTATGAGCATAGCAGTTCAGACTTTTCAGATGATTTCTTAGCTCCATTAGATGAAGTTACTTACAATATAAAGAATTATGATGTTATTGTTACTAATCCACCTTATAAGATAGCTAAATTGTCGGGTTGGTGTTCGGACACCATTCATAATGGGCGTAGGTAAAGTAATATCAAAACTAGATACCTTATTATAAAAATCAACAACCTTCGACAACCTGTCTTT